AACGCAGACTTGTATTGGTAGTCTGCTAAGAGTGTTATTGCATTGGGAATGGTCTGTGGAACAAGAACGTCTTGTAGGGAATCGTAGACCCGCCTAAACAGTTCTGTGGGGTTCTCGTTGGAATTAAGGGCCACCCATTTTCGCACAGAATTGAAGTTTTTTTCACGTAAGGCCTGAAACAGGTCCTTGAGTTCTATTTCTTCAAGATTTGACAGTATTCCAGCGTCAATAGACCCAGAAACAGAGTATCTTTGGAGTTCATTGATGATTCTTCTGAAATCTGGAAAATGTTTCAATACTAATTGACTCAAAATAGCCTTATCGTATTGAATTTGTTCTGTTTTAAGAATAAACTCCAGTCTACGAAGAAATCTTTTTGCCACTTCAGGCTTTTCTGTTTTAGGTATAGTAAAGTCTATTCCGGTACATCGGGAATGAATAGGTTCAATAATCTTGGATTTATAGTTACAAGTCAATATAAATCTACAATTATTTGCAAATTCTTCTATTGCTCCTCGAAGTGCGGGTTGAATTGAGTTTGCATTGGAATAATCAAATTCATCCAGTATAACTACCTTTTTAGATTGGGTTAAACTTACCGTACTGGCAAATTGCCGGATTTTGGTTCGAAGAGTATCAATATTTCCGTCTTCAGAACAATTAATCATGATCCAATCAGATTGAGTTTCATTACAAAGGGCCTTTGCAACAGTTGTTTTTCCTACGCCTGCTGTTCCATAAAACAACAAGTTTTGAGTTTCTTGTAATTTAACCATCTCCTGAAAAGTGGATTCCAAATTTTGTGGAAGAATGCAATCTTTTATGGTTTGTGGACGATAACGTTCCACCCAAAGAAAATCTGTTGAAGTTTTCATTTGATTATTCGAATCTGGAATTGGTTTCCATTGCAAACCAATACTTTACAGGAACAGTATCGTTTGTGAATTCTCCAACAACATTGGTAGAGAATTTCACGGTATAAGATCCCGGCAACATTCGAAGATTATCTATTTTGAAATTTAAAGTCATTTGTTCTTCGCCTTCGTAATCTTCTGCGATAAGAGTTTTATACGAATTCGAAGTCGGATCTGCAAGATCGCAAATTACCGCATAAATTTTCTGTGATTCGTTTTGAAACGAAATATCAGGCAATTGCATAACTGCAGCCGCCCGTTGTAAATCTGCAAATACCTTTTCTGTTAAGGTAACTTTTGCTGTTGTTTTAGGCATGTTTACATTTTTAGTGGGAACCGTGAGCAATTTAGGTTCGCTGTAATAGTAAACAATATTAGAGTTTGCACCGTCAGAAATTGTCACACTTTTCGATGCAAAGCTAAATGCAGGAGAATTAAATAAACTAATTACTCCTAGAAATTTTTGTAAATCCCAGATACCAAATTCTACAGGAAAATCCTCAGATACTGTTGCTTCTGCCATTCCATTTTTTGATGGAGTAATAGTTTTTATAACATTTCCTGGCTTAATTAAAATATTTGAATTTAGACCAGAAAAATTCTTTAGTATTCCTAGAGTTTGTTTTGATATTGTAAATGTTTTCATTTTAGTAACCATAATTATCTCCTGCTGAATCATAATCCATATATGTTTGCTTGTCAATATAATCTTGAACTTCTTTTCGGAAATTATTTTTTCCTTTATTTTTTTGAGATTTTTTATCTTTTCTGAATACTGATTTTGTTTTTTTAGATTTCCATGATTCGAAATCTTCAGAATAATCTGATCTCATTAAAAATCTCCTACACTTTCTAATAAATTATTGAGTTTGTGTGATATCATATAATCCAATAAACTGATTTTAGTTTGAACCGGCTTAGAATACGCTTCTAATATTTGGTTTTCTATTTCGTTGGGTATTTCACTAAGATCAATTAATGTTTTGTTTCTATTCCAGTTGTCTATCCATTCTGTTCCAGTAATGGATCCTAAATTGTCTGTTATTTCTTTTCTTTTTTGACGAGTTAATCGATTTTGACGTTTTCCTTCGGTAACAAAGGTATCACTGTCCGAAAGAATGTTAGGAATACCGTCGCCAGAATCTCCTTCTAAGATGTGATCGGTTAGATATTGTTTAGGAGATTCGCATTTGATAAAGTCCTTTTTGATTGTGCTATATTGTTCAACTTTTGGATAGATTTGAAGTTGTTGAAAATCATTATCATTCGAGACAATTAATATTGGTTCTGATTTATGATAATGTTTTGCAAGCACAGCAATAATATCATCTGCCTCTGCGTTGTTTATTTTAATATTTTTGTATGGAAGAACTTCTAATATTTCAGATCTCACGATAGACATATTTTCATATATTTCTGTCCAATTCAAACCAGAAGTGTCTTGTTTTCGTTTTCTGTTTTGTTTATATTGTGGAAAAATTGTTTTTCTCCAAGAATGACCGCTGTCATTACAGACAACAATATTTCCATATTTGTTTCCAAATTTTTTATTGATGAATCTATAAGAATTGAATACTAAATGCCTGATGAAATCTGTATTCATTGTAGAATTCGATTTCATATTTTGAAATATGCTGGCGATTAATAATTGGCTATTGTCTACTAAAATCATGTCTAAATCATACCATAAAAATTTTAAAAGTCAACTAGATATCCAAATATAGTTGATTCCTGACTTTATCCATGTATATACTTGATTTGTTTCTGTGTTTTTCCAACGATCTCCTAGTAGTTTAATTCCACTAGGCGAACTAGAACTTTCTGAATATACATTTTCTACTGATTCTTCTTTCCAATACTGTGAATTTTTTGGTTCCGGGACAACGGACCAATTAAATTTACTCAAATCGGATATTGGGTATATGAATTTAAAAACTTTATCCTCGTATACTACATATTGATTTTTTTTAAAAATTGATAAATTTCCATCAACCGTATACTTTTTATATAAGGAAAGATAATTACGATTCATTTTTATTATTTATACAACTTAATAAAATACAATTCGAATTAATTCTTGAATTTGCTTCACCCTGTTTTGTTTTAAAACTAGACCAAAATCTTTCCATAAAATTTCTATTTGTAGTATTTATGGACTTTAATACTTCTGGATTTCTTATTTTTTTCTTTATTGCAGGTTCTTTGATATTTATCAAAGTAGAACCTCGCACTCCTATGCCAATATCCGACTCGAATTTTTGTATAAATCTTGTTTTAGTATTATATACATATACGATATTTGCCCCAACAAGTTCAGTCGGATTAACTGAAAATAATCCTAAATCTGAAAATTTTTCCATATATTTTAATTTTTTAACTAACTTGTCTGGAGTTTTTTGTTTTAGTTTTCTTGGTTTTTTGGTTCTGATGACTAGTCCAGTTTGTAGTTGTCTCAATAGCAATTCATAAAATTCCAATAGTGATTTTAGTTGCTTGGGTGTAAGATATGAATAACCTTCTACTAATTGAAGATCTTTTTTGGTTTTGGCGAGTTTTAACTCTTTGACATTTTGTTGCAAAATGCTCTTCATTTCTTCTTCAACTAGTTTTATTATACCACTAGAAAAATTGCCAATAAATGTCTTGAAATCTAAAATTGGTCTTTGATTTTTTTGAATTATCGTAATTTGGTTGTCAATAGCGCTTAGTATCTCGGATATTATTTTTTCTACGAAATATTTTTCTTGTATTGATTTATTTTTTTTATTCTGTTGTAACTCAATTCCTCTTTTTGCATCTAATCTTATGAAATTTTGTATTCCTGATTCTAAGAGGGTCTTTTCTGTTACTGGAAGACGGATGCCGTCTTGTTCCATTTTCAGGTAAAGTCCAACTGATTTAAAATTTTTAGAATGCATTGTTTCCAGATTCAAATACGGTTTATTAATTGTTTTTAAATAATTTATTACTGTATGTTTACAGACCTTATCTGTAGTTTTCTCCACATAACAAAGAAACTTTTTATAAAATTCATTATCATATTCTTTTGTACCGTATTCAATAACCAATGGTGCGGTATCAACGATTGCAATCGATTTACGTTTTCGCGTCATATGTTTAGTATATAGAAAACTTCAATTCAGTCAAGTGTTTAATTTGATATCATTTTACTGAAATTTTGTTTTTTCTCAAATGAAACTATATGTTCAAATTTATCTACCAGTTGATCGGCTTTATGGCTAATAATATAAATATTCGCTGAAGTGTCTAATGTTTTTATTAGTTTCATTAATTCTTCCATCCCGATAGAATCTAAAGAAGAATCAAAAACTTCATCCATTATCAACAGATTACAATTTACACTATTTTTTGCTTTTGCTACTTCTCTCCATGCCAATAACAAAGATAAATCTATTCTCATTTTTTCTCCTTCCGAGAAATTTTCATAAGAAAATTCATCCCTGTTTCTACTTTTTATTTGTTCATTGAAATTTTCATCTAAATTAAATTGTACGAAAAAATCCATAGATCTTAAAAACTTATTAATGTAATTGTTGATGTGTGGCAAATAATACTTGATGATTTTACTTTTAACTCCAGAATCTTTAAGTAATGAATATATACACTCATCGTATACTACATCTTCTGTCAATTCTTTTTTTTGTTTTTCTAGTGTTTCTATTTCTTTGCAGATATTATCTAATTTTAGTTTTTCTTGATATAATAAGTTTTTTTGATTTTCTTTTTGTTTTTTCTTGGAACTCAATGTTTGGAGTTGTGTTTGAATGGAATCTATTACACTTTCTTTTTTTCCTTGAAGAATTTGAAGATTTGTAATAGTATCGATTGTTTTGGATATTTTATCGTGTAACTGTATAATCTTTGTTTCTTCGCACATCAAATCAGTCAATGTTTTTTCCAGTTTAAAGTGTTTTTCTTCATTTCTTTTTATTTCGTTTAACTTAAATTCATGTTCTATGGTCTGACTACACATTGGACACGAATTATTTTTATTATAAAAATCTATATTCTTTTTTGCAACAGCGATGTTATTTTTAAATTTAATGTGCAGATCTCTAACTCGTTGTAACTGTTGTTTTATGAAATCTTTTTCTGTTATTTCATCTTTATGAGTCTTTATTTTTTCATCAAGATCATGAAATTCTGTCAACAAAAGATCGCGCTGTGATTCGAGTCGTTCAAGTTCTGTTTTAAATTCTATTTCTTTTGATTGTTCTTCTCGTTCTAAAGTTTCAACATAATTTTTTTGAGTTTCTTTTTTAGCTTCTTGTATCTCTATTTTTGAAGAAACACATTTAATAGTTTCTTTAAGTTGCATTAATTTACCTTTAAGTAAGATATTCATGCTAGAAAACACATCAATATCTAAAATATTTTCTATTACTTGTCTTCTATCTGCAACATTGAGTTGCATAAATGGAACAAACGAAGAACTTCCAAGTATTACTACTTGTGTAAAAGTTTTATAATTCATTCTCAAAATAGATTCTTCTAAAATCTTCTGATAATCAAGACTATTAGAATCTTGGTTTATTAATTCCGAGTTTTTGTAGATTTCAAATATTTTAGGATTAAGCCCTCGACGAATTTTATATTCGTCTGTTCCTTTTTGAAATTCTATCTCAACTATACAATTTTTAGAATTAATACTATTTGTTAGTTGTGGTATGTTTATTTTTCTGAATGGTTTGCCAAAAAGTGCATATGTTATAGAATCTAAAAATGCAAAGGATTTTCCGCTACCATTATTACCACATATTAAAGTTTTTGAGTTTTTGTTTAAATTTATTTGAGTGAAAGTATTTCCAAATGAACCAAAATTTTTAAATTTTATTGTTTTAAATATGATCATGTAAGAGGAGAATCATTTAATATATTTTCAGGAACAATCATTGATCTAAAAACTGGATCATTTCGGGGATCATTTGCAATTATATTTTCTGTGTTGTTTACTTGTTCTGGAACTTGTTTTTCTTTTTGAACATTTTCTAACAACTTTGTCTTCATTTTTTCTATCTCTTCCTGAGATGTGGTATTTTGTTTCAGTCGATTCATTTCTTCTAGTTGTTTTTTTCTTGCAGCACAGGTTCCACATCCGTTTGGTTTTTGATCGGTTGGATTCTTTTGTGTTCTTAGTCTGTGAGCATAACCATGCCCATAATACCAAGTAATTTCTTCTCCTTCTTTAATATTTCGCAAAGCTCCCATAAAGATTCTTTTCATTGCCTTATCAAAAATCCAATATGCATTCGGAGTATCAGAGTGATTATAGATCAATGAATTACCAGAAGGTACAAAATAAGTTGGACCGTTGTTATCACAAATTGCATCTTGGTATTCGCACGGCCATGTATATAGATAATTATTTATTACAAAATCTTTATTGGACTTTGTTGTTGTGTCTGTAATGATAGCCAAACACTCTTCTATTAGTTCACCCATTTGAATATCTTGTTTGGCAAAACAACCCATTCCATGGATAGGAGATTTAGCTACGTATGATTTTGTTTCAAGGAGTTTGGTTGGATATGAACGCTCCATTTTATTTGATACTGGATCAATATAAAATACTCCAGGATATGTTGCATACGACTTGGGAGGACTGACTTGGGTTGGCGGAGTTTCTGTTGCTTTTTGTTCTTCTGTTTTGATTTCTTCTGTTTTGATTTCTTCTGTTTTGATTTCTTCTGTTGTTGTCATAATGATAATGCCTCCATATATAAGTCCTTTATTAATAACTTTAATTTAGTTTTGTTTAAATCATTTTCAATAAGATCAATCTCTTTATTTATAATACTCAATGTATCCTCACCAATATTTATTGAATTATTTTGTTGTTTTTCTCCGTAATCATCTACAATTGTTAACTCTTGAATATCTGTATTGTATAGTTTTTCTATAAATTTGTCAAATAATAAAGGTTTATTTTTTACATGAACTAAAACTTTAACAAAAGTTCCTTGTAATTTACTAAAATCATTTTCTAATATTTCTTCTGTTATTAACGTATCGTCGTATCTAATGATATTAAACAGTCTGTTTTCATTTTCTATAAATTCCAATTCTCTTGTTTCTGTATCTAAGATATGAAAACCTTTTATTACTCCAGAATCTCCAAAATTTAACTGATATTGAGTTCCAAGATAATGAATATTTTTTTGAGTTTGTTTTATATGAAAATGACCAGACAATACCATTTCAAACTTATTGAAAATATTTTTGTCTAAACCAACAGGAGAATCAACTCCACTTATAACTTCAAACCCTTGTATTTCTAAATGACCCATTAAAACAGATGATGAACTATTTTTAATATAATTAACATATTCCTGTGTATTAGAATCGTTCATCCAAGGAATAAAACTAACAGAAAGATCTTCAAATTTTACTTCTGTTGGTTGATCGTGCAGAATGATATTCTTATAACCACGAAACAATTCTTTTAAGGCATTTACTTCATTTGTGTTTTTAAAATAAGTATCGTGATTTCCTATAATAATATGAAATTTATAATCATTTTCAATTTGTTCTAAAAATCTTTTTCTTACTTGTTTTAGAGTATTAAAATTTATATATTTTCTTCTGTCAAAAAAATCACCAAGATGAATAATATTTGTTATTCCTCTTTTTTTCAATTCAGGAAAAAAATTAGTTTCAAAATAAATTAAACTTTTTTCCAAAAATAAAGCAGAATCATTTCTTATCCCAAAATGGGTATCATTTATTATTGCTATTTTCATGATTTACAATTAGTCTTCAAATAAGTTTTTTTTCTTTTTCTTTTTCTTTTTGTTTTTCTTTTTTTTAGATTTAGATTCTTTTTTTTCTATATCTTGATCTGATAATAATTTGAATGTGTATTCTTCATTGTATTCTTGATAATCTTTATCCTTTATCCATTTTGTTAATAATCCATCTTTATCATGCATTTTCATATAATTGTATTTGATATAAGCCTGTTTTTTCTCTTTTTCTATTCTTCTTAGAAATGCAAAATATATAATTTGTGTAAAATATGAAAATGGATTTTTAGATTTTCTTGGATTGAAGTTATGAGCATATAATAAACAATTTTCTATTCCGTCTCCTACCATTTCCTCTCGAAATGGATAATTCATAAAATTAGGACGATATGAAAGATGTTCTGCTATTTTTAGAAAACATTCTGCAATATAGTCTGTGACTGGTGGTGCTTTTTCCCCACAATCTTCTGCCTCTCTTAATTGTTTTTTCCAAGCAATCATAGCTTTTAAAAATTGATCATTGTTTATGTATTGTTTTATTTTTTTATCGGGTTGGAATTCATTCATATGAATAGTATAACAAAATTCAAGATTCTTTCAAGCATCTGCTTGACACTTTCAACCAACTTCTTTACAATCCTCTGTGTAGGTTTTCAATGTTCTTTTGGCCCAAAGCTCAATTATAATCGTCACTACTTGGGTTAGAATTCCAATCTGTTGATTTATTTCCAAAGTCTTCTCTGTGTCTCTCGTCTCCAGTCCACTTGAGCTTTCGTTTGACTTCTTTAGCAATTTTATTTACATCGTTAACGTTAATTAATCCGGATTCCATCAGATCGATCATTACTTCTGGGGGAAACAATAAACTCATTTGAATCATTGGAATACTTTTAGATTTTGTTTTATCCTTTGGTGGAAAAAGTTCATTATATAAATCCATTGGATTTTTGTTGAATTCTTCGGGAGTAGTTTCAATGGGATAAGCGGCGCCTACGGTGCCTGGCACTTCAAACATCGTTCCAAACATTTCTTTTAGAATTTTTTGCATTTCTTCGTCTGAAATCTGCTCTGGTTTTCTCAATTCAATAGAGGATTGTTTGTGATCTTTTTTTGGATTTTTGGGATAAGAAAGTGGTTTTTTCTTGTCTTTATTTTTTAGTTCTTGTGTGTAGATATTCTGTGTTTCTGCAGAAGGAACAACAGAAGAAACTATATGATCTGTTGGAATATCAGTTATTTTAGTTTCTGTTAGTTTCATCCAGTCGTGAATAGTCATAATTTCATGGGCCTGTGCGGTTACTGGATGTACAACCGTGGACATTTTAAAGATATATGGATCTTTTACAGTGTATTTTAATTTTGTTTTTTTAATTACGTGAGCAATTACTTCTTCGCCACTTTTTAGTTTAAACAGTAGGCATATTTCTGACTTCATTAAAGACCTCCTAAGCGAATGAATCGCTTGTTGTGTATAAACTTCTCTCTATTATATATAAGTATCCGTTCGTCTAGATGACGAAGTGCATGATTACGATATCGTTTCCAGTGCAAATCATCACCAATATCATATACTGTAACTTCATCTTTATTTTCAGCCTTGCGAAGTCCTCTTCCAATAGACTGTAACACTCTGATAACTGATTTTGAAGGACTGCTGAAGATGATGTTTTTTATGTTCTTGATATTGATTCCGGTAGAACAAGTACCGTAAGATGCTACAAGAATGCAATTTTCTTCAGAGTTTAAAATCTGTCTGATTTTTTCTCTGTCTTCGATGTCAGTGCCACCGTAAATGAGATAAGTTTTTTTATCACAGGTCTTTAACATCTCAAACAAAGGAATTCCATGTTTTTCCACATAATTGAATAACACAAGAGTGTTTCCCTTTGTAGATTTTGCTAAACCAGAAATAAATTTATTTCTTTTATCGTTTGCAACCAACCAATCTATTTCTTCCTGATATTTTGCTTTTTTGATTTCTTCTATATTTTTAGAAGGATATTGTAAAATTAAACATTCTATTTTCAGTTTACTCAATAAATCAGAATCTATAAGTTCTTTTGTTGTTGTAACAGAAAATATCTTGCCGAACAATCCCTCAATTACCAATCTATGAGTATCTGTGCCGTCTAGGGTTCCAGTTGTTCCTATTCGATACGGACAATCTTTCAATTTAGTCATTATTGCAGTCAATGACTTTGCTTTGAATAGATGACATTCATCCCCAAACACAACACCAAATTTAGAAAAATAATTTTCTGGTTCTTTATATAGACTTTGCCAGGTAGAGATAACAATTCTTTTTGTAGTTTCTTTAGACTGACCAGAATAAATTGCATGATATGGATTAACAGAAGAACTAGAATATTCTTGAAAATCATGTAACATTTGTGCAACCAATCCTGTATTAGGAACAATTATTAGAATTTTTTTATCAGTAGGAATTTTAGATAATAAATACTGGATCAAACTGTATATAATTAGTGATTTTCCACTACCAGTAGGAGATAACAATAATACTCGTTTATCTGTTAGTGCCTGCTTTATTGCTAACCGTTGATGATTGTGTAGTGATATACTTTGTTTATTCGAATACACAGACAAATCGTCCATGAAGTCTTCTAATTCTTTGTCTGTTGGAGGATTTTTTTCATATTTTGGATAAAATTCAGCACTATAGTTTCTTTCTTGCAAGAACAACAAAAGATGATCCAATAAACCACGATACAAATATCCATTGATCATGTTGAACAGTCTTATTTTACCGTCCCATAATCTATTTTTGTATGCAGGAGTATATTGAAAATTTGGAACTCGAAACGTGAAATACGAACTAAGTTCTTTGGCTATTCCCCGTTCACACTCTACTTGGAGATATACGGAATCTATTTCAGTGATCCGAATCATATTCCTTGAGTAAATCGTATCCAATCTAATGCAGCTCGGATATTCCAAATTTTATTTGATATTAATTTAACTACTTGTTCTAGATAATTTACCTTTTCTCTTTGCATTAGGCATTTAGATTCTAACTGAATAACATCGTTGTCTGCATGAATAAATCGATCCAAATCAGTTTTAAGAAGATTTAAATCAAATTGTTCCCATCCTTTATCTTTTAGTTGTTCTTCAGACATCTTTCCAGAATAATACAACCATTTATCTCGTAGCAGGATTCTTAGATCGTTTTCTAATTTTGCCAGAACAAGTTTCTCATCAGTATATAAACACAAATATTTGTTATGAAGTTGAGGATTCCGAGATGCCTCTTCATTCAATGCAGATTGATCTATTTTTACATCTGCATCGATCATTTTACGTATTTCTTCTATTCGCATACCAAATTATATCATAAATTTATAAAAATTCAAGCTGAAGTTTTAATATCATACCAACTGTAGGCAAAAGAGGCTTGTGCCAGTATAGGATCTGCATCTGATACAGAAGAATCAAAATTTATAGTGCTTATTTCAACGGGAAATATGTCATAAAAAGTCACAGTAGCTACTGGCGCCATTGCACTATTCATGATAACAAGAAATGCGTCCGAAACTTTATGTTCTTCTTTTAATGTTTCGTAAGTTTTATCATAACTTCCTGCCTGTTTCATCCAATTAAAGATTTCTAACCAATTTTTTATATTTTCATCCACCAAAAATCCAATAATTAGTTCATCTTGTTGATATTGTGTACCGGGTCTTCTAATGGGGGAAATTCCTGTTTGGGCGCTTTGCAAACTGGTTCCAAATTGAATCCCAGGAAGAGTTGCCCGTTGACAAAAATAATTTAATGTGGGAATTCTTTTAATATTGAAAACAAATCTATTTGATGTAAGATAATTGTTGGTGTCGGGTATAATTTGCGGAACTTGAGTGTCGTAAGAAAGAGAACCTTTTAGGTTATTGGGAAGATTCGATGAATTTGGTGTCAT